GCAGACTTGTCCAGCGTCACGGCTGTGGACTTGCTGGTTGCCTGAGTCACAGTGCCTTGAGCGCCAGCGGAGTAGCCAATTTCTTCACTAGCGTAGCAAGTGGTGAATTCGGGGTCGCTATACGCAACACCGACTGCTTTGGTATTTGGCATGATGTTTCCTTTAAAGGAAAGAAAGGGCCGAAGCCCCTTCTTTTAGGCCATTTTGTAAACCGTGTAAGCCGCGTCAGCGGTTTTGCGGAAACGGAACACGGCAGACGAAGTGACAGCCACAGCCACAAAAGCGTTGCCGCCATCGGTGATGCCGGTAGCGGTCGCCAGAGTGACGGTGCCAGACGAGGTGCCGGTATTGACAATGCTCAAGTCGAAGGTGCTACCAACGGTTGCGTTGGGAACAGCAGCGTCGATCAGAGCAGCGGTAGGCAGCGTGTAGGTGGCAGCAGAAGTGCTCGGGTTTGCAACCAGCATCTGATTGACCACTTGAGCGGCGGTCAGGGTAGCCGTAGCGGTTGCAGTCTGGGGTGCAGCCATTGCACTCAGAATCGTTTCCGAACGGTTGCCCGCGCCAACTTGATAACCACCAGCGCCATTAGGGAGAGCCATGATAATTCCTTTCAAATGAGATAGAAGAAGGGGCCGAAGCCCCATTCAGATTAGCCCCAGATACGGCAAGCCATCTGCGGACGGATGGTGCTGAAGCCGTAGAGCACATCGACCCGGCAAGGCATACGGTCGTTGTTGATGTCGTACTGACGAACAACGCGCAGGCTGATACCGTTATGCACAGAGCGAGCGGCCATGTCCACACCTTGCGGCAGGAGCAGGTCGGCGGTGGCAAAGGTGATCGCGTCCTTGTGGTACACGAGGTTTTGAGCGTACTGGCTAGAAGCTGCACCCAAGAAGGTCACGGTCTTGCCAGACACCGGCAGAGCGGTGACGGTAGCCAGAGCGGTCGCCGACGAGTAGATCGGGGACACGGTGACAGTCCAGTCGCCAGCAACGGCGGTGGCATCGGCCAGTGCGACGAACTGGAACAGCGAACCGGTGGACTCACGGGTTTGCGGGTTCACAGCGAAGCAGTCAGCCACGGTGAACACATCACCAGCCTTGATGGTGGTGGTCACAGAACCTTGCGTCAGCACGATGGACGAAGCGCCTTCGCTGGTGATCGTGGTCTTCACGGTCGTAGCTGCCGAAGCATCACGGGTGCCGGTGGTGTGAACCTTGATCGACTGGCTCATGTTGACTTCATCAAAGCCCAACACGCCGGTGCCCATCATGCCGTTCTTAAACTGGCGGCTGACGGTATCCGTCGGGTTGAACAAACCTTTCATGCCCTCGACCAGTGCGGCGTTAGCAGCGGGGTTGACGGTGGCATAACGCGGGGTCATCACAGCGGCGTTCTCGTTCAGCTTCTGCTGGGCTTGCAGCAGCACGAGCGAGGTGGCCGGGGTGGTGCCGGGGGTGCCGACGGAGTTGCCGATCGTCTTGTACGAGTTGGCAACATCAGCGTCCACGCTGGAGGCAAGCTGCGAAATACGCGGCTTGAGCACACGCTCTGCGAAATCGTCCAACTGCATCGTCAATTCGGCAGAGGTGAAGTTCACGCCGATGTGCTTTTGCGTAGCGACAGACAGGGTGGTGAACTGTTCGTTGTCGTCCTGAACTTGCAGGGCGGCACCGTCGGTCACCAGAGCGCGGTCGGGCAGACGAATACGCAGGGTGGAACCAATCTTGGCACCTTCAACAGCGAAACTGTCGTCGTACTGACGGTTCACATTGCGGGTGATAACAAGGTTGTTCTCCAGAATTTCCAGAGCCTTGCGGGTGATCATGTCGATCGTAAGAATACTGTTAGCCATCACGAGTCCTTTCGGTAATTAGCGGTTTGCCTGCGCTTGCCATTTTCTCATCTGTCGTGCCCTTTCGGCCTCAATCCACTGCGAGTCCGTCATGGTCTTGATAGACCGAGGATCCGTCGTGTCATAAGCCGGTGAACCAGAGGTTCGGGCAGTAACAGGTTTGATAGGTGCTGGCGCTGACGATGTTGGTTTGGTGACCGGGTTGCTGCCAAGTTTGGCCTCAATTTTCCCGATTTCCCGCGCCTGCAAAAGTGGCGACATCCGAGAAATGCGGTCAGCTTCTTTAGGGTTTGTACCAAGCCAATAGGCTAGGTCTGGCCCTAAGTCAGACGCCTTGATTGTCTCAGCCATTGCATCCGTGATTCGCAGGTTCGGGTTATAGGCGACTTGTTCAAAATCGTCGTATTTACCCCGGGCCTCTTCCTCACGATCAGCGTAGGCGTTTTCAATCTCGGCCCGCTGCTTACTGGCTTCTTGGTGCTTTACAATTTTTTCAGCCTCGGCGCGTATAAATTCGGCATACGCTTGAGGGTTGTCAAACTGGTCAGCAGTCGGAATCTCAGTAGGCACAGCGGGCATAGGTGCCTGCTTTGCTTGCTGCTCGCGTTCCCATTTGCGCTGCTCTCTGGCAAGACGCTTGCCGATCATTGCGTCGATTTCAGCCTGCGTATATGTTTTTTCCGCAGGTTTGTCGTCGGCGACAACTTCAGCTACTTCCGGCGCGGTTTCTACAGCTTGGGGAGTGGCCGTCACTTCCGGGGCTGGCGCGGAGTCAACTTCCGCTAGGGTTTGGACTTCTTCAGTCATTTTTACTCGTAAGAGTGCCCGGTGAGCCTCGCCGGTACGGTTTTGGAAATCTTACATCAAGCCGTCAAAGATGCAACTTTATCTTGGAACGCCTTGATTCGGTCTTGCAAAGCCTGCTCGTTTGCTTGCAAAGCGGCTTCACGGGCATTAAGTTGGGCTTCCTGCTGGCGCAGGTTTTCACCTTGGCCCGCTAGAACGGATTCGGTGATTGAGACATTCTTTTCCCGAACAAACAGGGCAGCGTTCTTCTCATCAACCTCGGCGCTAAAGGTAAGCACCTTTTGATCGAACTCGTCCAGTTTGGCTTGAGCGGCAACGGTCTTGGCCTTGGCGTCATCCAGCATGACTTGGGCGCTGGCTTTGGCCTCTTCCAGTACGGTCTTGGCGGCAGCACGGTCGGCAATAGCTTCGTCCACGGCGCTCAGAGCACCTTGACGCTTTGCCAGTTCGGCTTTGGTTTCGATGAGGGTCTTCAGTTCACCGGGGAACTGAGTCGTGATGTACTCAATCAGCTTGGCGGAATCAACGCCGCTACCCGTGTCAATAACATCCATGTCAACCCCTTAGGCGTAATAGCTGATGTTGATCTTGGCGCTGGCGGTTTGCTCAATGAACTGGATTTTCGTGAGATCACCGTCGTATTGAAGCGTTCCACCGGACGCCAGAGGCATACCGACCGTTGCGGTAGGGGCAATCCCATCGTCACGCCACCGCACAGCTTGACTTTCTGCCGTGATGAGGGCAAGAGAGGGTTTGCAAGCCAGACCGTTGAGGTCGGTTTGCGGAACAGTCAGACTCGTCGCGGAACTGAGCGAGGTGATCTGCTGATAACCCAAACGGGTCGTAATTGCCTTAAGCGTAAGCGCCATTTTAGGATCCTTCTTCGGTGAATGACCGCAACCTGATTATTGACCTGCCAGAACCCACGGTCAAGGTGCCGACATAGATTCCACCCGGGCCGTATTGTACGCCTTCGCGCACATCTGCTGGGTCAGGATACAAACTGATGTGGTTGCTGACCCCGACAATAGCCGAGCCGGGGCCGACAAGGGTGCCAGTGGTGAAATGGGTTACGAGTCTTGACGAATTACCATTGATTGCGGCACCGGGGCCGAGAAGAGCGCCGGATGCCGTGAAATAACGGATTCGACTAGCAACACCCGACAGCGCCGCACCCTGCCCAAACAGCGATCCCGTCGCGTTAAAAGCGCGAAGCCGAGCAGCGGAACCAACAATTTCCGTACCCGGGCCGTTGAGAACGCCGCTGGTGGCAAATACGCGGAACCGAGCAGCGGAGCCAGCAACTGCGGCACCTTGACCATCTAATGCGCCGGAAGTACCAAACGCACGGAACCGAGTAGCGGAACCGTTGATGATAGTGCCCTGACCGTTGAGCGTACCAGTAGTGGCAAACGCACGGAACCGAGTGGCAGAACCATTAACGGTGGTGCCTTGGCCGTTAAGCGCACCGGTAGTGGTATGAGTCGTTCCGCTGGGAGCGGTAAAAATCCACCCTAAGTTATTACCCGTGTTAAGGCTGTTGGCTCCAGCGTACCAAGCAGCGCCACCAGTTGCGGAACTGTCTCGGATGTCAAGCCAATCCACACTAACAGTACCACTTGACTTACTAAGTGTAAAGCGAGTTCCTGTGCTAGAACTACGAAGCTGAACCCGAGTCGTAGCGTTTCCAGACACATTGAAGGCGCTTACCGTCGTTGTCGTACTAGCGGGAAATGTGATGTTCCCAATCGCTGTATTGGTGATGTCAGAAAATGTGTTTGCGCCGGTGATCGTAAGCGTCCCAGTGCCGCCTTGGTTTAGCGTTGGGTATGTTGTTATTCCGCCGCCAGCAAAGGTTTTCGCAGAAGCATTGGTCAGGCTGATCGTGCCGCTTCCAGTAACGGTTAGGTTGGTAATGGTTGGCGTATTCCAAGCATTACCTGTTCCGTTAAGCGTCCAAGTTCCAGAGCCGATTGCAATCGTTCTGACGCCTGTATTGCTACTGCTATATCCAATTGCAGTAAAGTTGTATCCGTTTGCGTCGAAAGTTCCTCCACCTAGACCAGATTGAGTGCCTGAGGATGTTGTAAAGGCATCTTGTAAGGTTACCGATCCACCCGGTGTATTAACGGTGATTCCTTGTGTAAAAGTTTTTCCGGCGCTGGTAATTGTCTGACTTCCACGGCCCGCAAAAGTTATTTGCCCCGTTCCCGTGAGGGTTATCCCTGTTCCGTTGATCCAGTTGCCATAGATCGCCGGTGTTTGCGTGCCCGTCGCCAGCGTCATTGTGTTTGTCGTCCGAAGCGACATATCAATGGTGCCGATGTTGTAGGCAGCATTGATGGATACTTGTTGTCCGCCACTCGGATATGTCGCCGCTGGAAAAACAGCGGTATCTTGCGCCAAAGGAAAAGCTGTAGCGTCAAACGCGCCGCCACTAGTTAAAGACCAAGAGCCGGTTCCAGAAGTGCCCCAACCGGCGGCGCCCGTCTGTCGATAAAAAACCGTCTTGGCCGCAGGAAATGTAATGCCGCTGTTGCCCTTGCAATCTCCGGCCCGTGTAACCGACAAAGGCGCAGCCGATCCTGTAACGGCAATGTCTCGAAAATCATAGTCGGCAGCGCCAGCCGTCAGCGTGGTAACGGCAAGAGTGCGCTGGGTGCCAATAGTGTTGGACGCTAAAAACCCTCGATACGATGCAGCGGTTCCAGCGTTGAGCGTTAATGTACTGATTGTTTGATTGGCATTAAATGTGACTAGCGTAATACCAGTATTAGTTCGTCCTCTAAAACTAAGAGTGTTAAAGGTGTTGGCACCCTGAATCGTAAATCCGGAGCTAATAGGAGCAACACTATTAAACACGACATCATGAAATGTAAGTCCTCTACTGTTAAAAACTATATTATTTGCGTTACTTGTAAGTGTAGAAGTACCTGCATTTAATGTAAGGTTGAGGCCAATTAATGTAAAAATAGCGCCAGCACTTGAAACGCCATATGTGATTGTTGACGAACCTAAATTAATTACGCGGGTTCCCGTTCCCGAAGAAGAGAAACTTCCGCAAGATACATTGTAATTAGATGTATCAAATGTTCCTTGCAAAATAGTTAGCGATGAAATACTACCAATGGTGAATGCGCTACCTAATGTCCATGCGCCTCCCGTGCCGTTAAAAGTTACTGCCCCAGATAGCGCCGTTCCATTAGTGGTAATTGTTTGTCCGGTAGTTGTCGCGCTAAATGTAATAGCGCCGGTCGCGCTCCACACCGTCCCCGCCAACAGCGACATAGAGCCGCGAATGTCTAGCGTGGGAGATGTGCCCGTGGCAAAGGTGACGGTACCTGCGGAAACGGTGATGTCCAGACACGCCAAAGCGCCCGTCATCGTGACGGTGTAGGTGCCTGCCTGATCAAAGAAGACGCTGTCCGCTACGGTAGGGACAGAAAAGCCGCCCGATCCGCCAGAAGTGTCAGACCAGTTTGTTGTGCTAGTGGTGTTCCAAGTACCAGCGCCTCCGACCCAATACCTATTCGCCATCCACAGGCTCCTGTGGTGTCACAAACGCCAGCCAGTAATCAAAACGCTGCTGCTTCATTCCCTGAATCTCAGCGTCGCTCATGCCGTGATCTTCCGGAAGATGGAGCGCATCCCGGAAAACCCCGTAAGGGGAGTCAAACTCAAAATCGATCTTGACCATGACTTACGCCGTCAGCGCAGTGTAGGTCAGAGAACTGCAAGAAACAGTGTCGCCAGAAGCAACCGTGAGGCCGTTGGTCATGTTGATGTCCGAGCCCGACGCAGCCACAGCGCAGTGGATCACGATGGTGCCGCCAGAGGTTTGTAGCGTTGCAAACGCCACGGGCGAGGCGTTACCCGCTGCGTTGGTGTCGCTGGTGATAGCGTTAGCCGTGGCAGTACCGCTAGACGATGCGCCAAACGCCGTTGCAGACAGCGGCAAAGTGGCAACAGCGGTGCCGGGTGATGCCACCGAAGACGGGGATGTGCGGAACACCAAATTGCCGCTGGTGCTAATCAGCGCCGTGACAGCGTCAGTCGCTGCGTTCCGTGCTGCCGTGCTGTGGGTCACTGCCATTTTGAAACTCCTTCAGTTTATCTTCATCGAGGTAGCCAACCAGTTCGTACTGCTCGACTTTTCCAGTGTCGGCGCGTTTTACCTCGACAGAAAAACGCAACTCACCCATCTGCCCACTTAAGTTAATCATGCCAGAAACTTGAGTTTGTAGAGGGTTGAAAGGTACAGCCCGACGATCTCGTCGATGATGTTTTGCATCGGTGTATCCGACTTTTCGCACACCGAATAACGACCATCCTCAATCTCTTTAAGCGAGGCTTCAAGAAACTCGGTGATGTTGGTGGTCTTTTTGGCAGTCATCAGGCTGATGGGGCCGATGAGGGTATGTCGCCCTTGATACGCTTCGGCAAATTTGTCGGCAAGATCAATAATCTCGTCGTAGAAGGTATTGAGCGCCATGTGCTTCGAGAAGCTGCGGGTGTTGAGGTGGACAGAGTGCGCCACATCCCGTGCTAAGAACAAGGTGCCTACGAATTCGGCGGCTTTCATGCC